GCCATGGTGAGGGCGGAAGCAACGTCTGCGGAGCAGAGGATGATGTTGCCCTTTCCTCTACGAGTTCTTTGTGCGATAGCGTTCGCATCTCTCTCGATCTGGAACAGAAGTCCTTTGAACTTCTCAACAGACCAGCGACCGTTGGAGTCAACGTCAAGGTCGAATACACCAGCGGTAGCGGTGTTAGCGACAGCACCCTGTTCAGCAACCTTATAGATGGTTCTGATGACTTCACGGTTGATCTCAGCCAGAATCTCAGTAGAGAGAATGTTGGCGAGTTCCGCTTCAGCGTTCAGACCATGGATTGCCTTGAGGTCCTGTGCCAGTTCCAGGGAGTACTCAGCTTTGAGTGCTCTGGACTTAGCGGTTACAGTGACTTTCTCGATAGAGAATGCCATCTGGTTGAAGGCATGTTCGCCAGTGCCCTTGAGGTTCTCAGCGGCACCAGTTGGCATACCCTGACCAACATCGTATCCTGTGGAGGATGCAGTGCCGGTTGGGTTCAGGAGTGCAGGGTTGCTACCAGACTGTGAGGTAGTACCAACACCAGCAACAGGATCAGCGAAGTCGCGTGTGATGTTGGTGTCGAATCCAGCATCCTGACCAGAGAATGCGGAGTTTGCTTCGTCGTAGAATGCCTCGTCGCCAGACTGATTAGTGTAGCGGGAGCGCATTGCGAAGATGAGTCCAGTAGGACCGGACATTGGCTGCACACCAGCGAGGTCATAAGCGACCAGGTTAGGCATGGAGCGTCTGATCAGGGAGATCAGAACGGGGTCGAAACCAGCGGTAGGACCTGCAGCAGCAGAGTCAGCACCAAAACCACCCTGAGCGCCATTGGCGTTAGCAGCGTTGGTTGGGGTTTCGGAGAGGAG